CTGGCCCAGGCGGATCAGAGTGGTTTGGAGGCCCTCCTGCGTGACACCGTATTGGGTAGCGGCGAAGCGCAGCTCCTGCAGCCGCTCCGCCGAGATACCCGCCTGCTTCGCCTGCTCCGCGATCGAGGCGGCGAACTCGAGGCCTTTCTTCGCCATCTCGCCTAGCACGAAAGCGGGGAGCACGAGCCCGATCGCGCCCAGCCCGGCGCGCAGAGTGTCGAACTTATTAGACACGCCCTCGGCGACAGTGCCCAGTCTGTCGAACGCGAGCTCGATCGAGGTCAGGTGCGCTTTCGCCTGCTTTTCAAACTGATCGATCGCGCCCTCCCCGTTCTGCAGGTTCTTCTTCAGCAGCTCGACTGACGCATCGATTTGCAGCAGAAGGGCCTTGACATCAGTGTCGGTCATAGGAGCTCCAGACTTGCGCGCCGGGTCCGCCGCGCCGATAATGGCGCGGTGAAAGGAGCGCGACGATGAGGATCTATTTCAACTTGGTCGGGGCGCTGCTTTTTTTGGTCGCCCTCTACTTCGGCTACTGGTGGGTGCAGGCAGGCGGCGTCGTTCGCAGCGCCATTTCGCAACCGAATGGCGAACTGGCCGTCGGCTTCGCAGTCAACATCGCGAATGGCTACGCGCAGATCGCTCTTCTGGGGCTGATCGGCTCAGGAATATTCACCGGTGTCGCCGAAATCATGGCGGCAATCGAGCGGTCCGCTAACCGCAGCGAGACGAGCGAGGGCGAGGAGGGCTTACTGTCGTAGGGAGCCTTCTAGTCTTCCTTGAGGCTATTCGCCTCGATCCACACTTCGTAAGCGGTCCAGAATTCGTGGGGCGTCGCGCTCCAGAAGGCGCTCGGCGACCAGCTCAGGCAGACGGATGCGATCCCGGCGAGGCGCTGGCGGAGGCTTCTGCCTTTCCTTCCGTCAGCGCCTTCGCTTCCCCCTCCGCGTCATCCTTGGGGCTGCCGTCGCTCTTGCAGCCGCCGGTCACCGCATTGGTGAGCACGATGGCGAGCCGCAGCGTCACGCGCATCAGGCCGTAGACGTGGATCAGCTCGGTGATCCGGTCCGTGTCGACGTTGGCCGCGACCGCTTCGCCCGTCGACCTGCCCCATGCGCGGACAAGCTCGGCGGTGACGATCCCGGCCTCGGTGAGGCTGATCCCGCCATCCTTCGCTGCAAAGGCGAGGGCCAGGATGCCCTTGCCCGTCGCTTTCTCCACGGCAATGACGGCCTCGTAGGACGGCCGCAGCACGAAGCGCGTGCCGTCCAGCTCGAGGTCGACCTCGCCGCGTTCCTCGTTGGCCGTCGTCATTTGGACGACGGCGCGGCGGCCGCGGGCGCCGGCGCGGCGTACAGCTTGCGCGCCTCGGTAAGGGCGTCGTCATAGCCATCGCCCGAGATGGCCGAGGCGATCTCCGGGATGCTCGGCGCATCCTTCGGAAGGCACGGCCGCAGCGCGGCCGCGACGACATGCGGCATCGGCGCGCCGGCGAGCTGCTGCGCGACCTCGGCGGCGCTGAGGCCGAGCGTGGAGACGAGCTGCGCGTCCAGATTGTCGGGACGGCTCGTGCGATAGTCCTTGTCGCCGATTTTCATGGCGGAACTCCTCTTTCGGTTGCGCCGCCGGATCAGGCCAGCAGGTCGGTGGTGATCGAGACGATGACGAAGGTCGCCTTGACGGCGCCGGAGCCGTTCTGCGGGAAGCTGGTGCTGTCCAGATTGCCGTAGACGAGCGCCTGGAAAACGACATCGCCGGAGGCGCCCGCAGTGCCGGCCTTGCGGATCTGGATGTTGAACGGCACCTGCGGGTTCGCGTTGCAGAGCGATTCGAGGCGGGTGTAGCCAGAGGCGTCCGGCAGCTTGGGGAGGATGTCGACGCTGACGGTGACGGTCGCGATGCCGGGGGCGCCGCTGCCATATTTGCCGTCATCCTTCGACGTCGTGTCGATCGTGCTGGAATTGCGGGTGATCCCGCACTGGCCTTGCCCCAGCGGGTAATTGTAGGTGCCCGCCACGGCGCTCTCGACCCACAGCAGATAATTGTTGCCCAGAAGCTTCGTCGCCATCGTCAGTCTCCTTTGTCAAAGAAAACCCCGCTGGCGAGGCGGGGCGGATGAAGGTCAGTCGGCGTGGAAGGCGAACACCGTGTAGCGGTTCAGCCCCACATAATATTCGCCCTTGTCGTCGGCGGTCAGGACCGCGTCGCTGGAGTGCGCGACGAATCGGAGCGTCCAGCCTGCCTGCGTCACGGCGAGCCCGTCCAGCGCGCCATCGACCGCAGCCTGCAACGCCAGCAGCGGCTTGCGCTGGTGGCTCTGGATGACGCTCCTGACGGTCAGGGTCAGCTGGCGGTCCTGATCATCCTTGCAGGCAAGGACCTCTGCATCGACCTCGATCTCGCCGATGATGACGACGCCATCGCGAACATCGACGGCTTCCGGCGGGTGCTGGAACACCTGCGCCGGCGGCGAGATGGCAGCGGCGAGGGCCTCATAGCTTGCTTTTTCAACCGCGTCGGGCGCGTCAGTCGCCATAATCACCACCTTCCGCCACGCGCGCCAGCGCCTTCGGCCAGAATTCCTGCAGATTCCGGGTCAGTGCGTTGCGAACCTCCCTGTCATCGCGGGTGATAATGAAATACATAGGCCCGATCGGGCTGACGTGCATCGCCGCGCCCTGGCGGACACCCCGTTTGATCGTCACCGTCTGCGCTTTGCGGCCCCATTGCAGGATGTTGGCGTAGAACAGCTTGCCGCGAACCGTCTTACTGCCCTCAATTCCGACCGTCATGCGGAGCGTCTTGGGGAACATCTTGTAACCGATGGCAGCGCGAAGTGCCCCTTCGACGCGTCCGCGCACCGGATGAGTGAGGACCGGCGCCCGCGCACGCATCAGCGCGGCGAGCTGCTTTCCTGTCCCCTCGAGGGCCGCGAGAACCTGCGCCTTGGCGCCGTCCGGCATCCGCTTCAGCAGACGCCTTGTCTTCGCCACACCACGGAGCCTGGACCGCATCACGCGCCGCTTTCGCAGAGCAGCAGGGTTGCGTCCTGCGGCTGCTTTGGATCGGGCATCACGCTCTTGATTTCGAGCCGCAGCGCCCCGCCCGCGGCAACCGAACGAAGCCATTGCAGCCGATGCTTCGCAGTCAGATCGTCCCTCCGCCGAAGGGTGACGCGCCATTGGTTCACATCGCGCTCGATCCCCGCCGTGAAGGCAGCGGTCCCCGACAGCCCCTTCACCTCGGCCGCCGCGGTGCCGATCGAAGTCCAGGCGCTCTCGAAGCCGCCCTGGCCGTTCGGCGTCTCCTGCTCGATCTCGATCGACACTCGGTCGATCAGGCGGCTCGCCAATGCGGCCATCAGAGGAGTATCCGGCGATAGGCGGCGCAGAGGTCGCGGACACCGAGCGGAAGCTCCACCGCCGCCGCGCGCTCTCCGGCCTCGACCGGGTTGCGGTTCTCGAACAGGTGGACGAGCATCATCCGCGCCGCCGCCAGCAAGGCGGGCGGCGCGAGCCCATCCTCATATCCGGCCTCGAAGGTGACGCGGACGCTGCCGCGCTCCGCCGCCGACACCGGCCACGCCTGGCGGAAGGCGGGCAGGATGACATCGGGCGCCGTATCGGCCCAGCGCCAGGCGGCGCTGTCCATCGCCACCTCGTTCCCGCTATCCGGGTCCGTATAGGCGATGGAGGTGATGGCTGTAACCGGCTCGCGCGGGATAGAGATCAGCTCGGGGAGGCACGGAAAGCCGCCCATGACCAGCTCCATCGTGCGCGCGGTCAGCACCTGCGACGTGAAGCGCTCGACATGATCCATCGCCGCCCGCAGCTGCGCCTCGATCAGCGCATCCTGCGCCGCGTCGAAGCCGGTGTCGCCGGTGGGATCGACCTTCAGCAGGGTGCGCTTCAGGTCGTCGTCCACCGGGAACGGCAGCGGGATAGCGGCCGCCGGGGTGACGGTGCGGATCGAGAACCGACTGGACCTCACCTCACCGTCTCCCTGCCCTGAACCCGAAACCGCCCGAGCTTATTTCGCGGCCGACTTGTTGCTCTGCGCCGCGCCCTTGCTCTTGTTCCTCTCCGCCGCGCCCCGGGCCTTGCCGACAAACTCGGCGGCGCCGCGATCGACGAGACGCTGCGCGTCCGCCTGCGAAAGCTCGCGCTCGTCACCTTGAGCGAAACCGCCGATCGGACGTGTCATCTTCACCTTTGGCATGAGACTTCTCCTTTCCTCTTTGCGAAGGGTGCAGCCACCCCTCGCAAAGAGGGCGGCGTTGCCGCCGCCCTCCCATTCCCCGCTCGATCAGGGGACGTTGCCGAAGTCGCCGTAGATCAGCGCCGCAGGCCGCTTGACGCCGAGCGCCAGCCTTTCCTCGCAGCGCATCGAGTAGAGGTTCTTCTCGAAGTCATCGACGTTTTCGGAGGAGATCAGTACCTCCGGCGCCAGGCGATCGTACAGCGTCTGCAGCTTGAAGCCGCCGGCGAGGAACTTATCGATCGTCATGGCCGGGGTGGTGACCACCGGCTTGGCCCAGATGCGCGGGCCGAGCAGGCCGGCAGGGTTCGCCCAGATGTAGCGATCCTGGCTGTCCTTGGTCAGCTCGATGTTGGCCCAGTCCGCCGGGTTCAGCACCACGCCGTCGCTCGGATAGAGGGCGAGCTCGGCCTGGAGGAAGGCGAGGCGGAGATTGTCGATCATCGTCGGCGACGCGATGGTGATCGGCGCCGCGAAAGCGGTCGCGTTCGCGATCAGACCGTCGAGGTGTTGGCCGGTGCCGTCGCCGTTGAGGATCTCGTCCTCCTCGGCGAACGAGAGGCCATAGCGCATCTCGCTCTCGACCTCGCCCTGAAGCTGGACGGCATCGTCCAGCGCCTGGCGCGTGATCTTCGCCATATGCGCGATGGTGCGAACCGCCGTCGAGACCTGCTCCCAGACGTAATTGGAGTAGGGCTTCGTCGCCGCTTCGGCGACGGCCGCCGCTGCATTGGTGCGGGTCGTCTGCCGGGCATATTCGATCGTGCCGCTGGTCGTCGGCACCACCGTCAGCAGCGAACGGACCGTGAACTGCCGGCGCGGCAGCTCGACGATCTCGCGGTCGATATCCGGCCATGCGCTGCCGGCATTGGCGGCGGTGATCGCCTTCGCCTGGAACGGCACGCGGACGTTACCCTGGTAGCCGTTGGCCTGGAAGGCCTTGAACTTGTCGCTGCCGACGAGCTGCTCGCCGAACGACTTCACGGCATTCTCGTCCTGGCCGGGCCGGCGAGCCATCTTCTGCTCGATCTGGGCGAGCTGCTCGCGCAGGGTGTTGATGCCGGTCAGCGCCTGATCGACGGCATTCTTGGTCTCGGCGCTGAGGCCGCCGGCCTTCTTCGCCTCGTCCAGCGCCGCGTCGGCCTTCTTCATGACATCGCCGTGCTTCTGGTCGATCGACTTGCGCAGCTCGTCGGCGATCTGCTCGGGCGACAGCTCGCGAGCGCCATCACCGGCGGGGCGGTGCCCCTCCGCATCGCGAAGGAAGCGGCCGAGCCGGCGTTCGTGCGCGGTCATGCCGGGAAGCGCGGCGGCGTGGGCGCAAGAGAGGGCCGCGACGGCCATAAGGCCGCCCATGTGGGTCGTTTTCATTTCAGTTACTCCGGGTTTTGTGAAGGTCAGGCGCGGAAGCTCTCGTAGAACCTCCGCAGGTCGTCACTCGCCTTCGCTTCGGGCTCCCCCCGAAGATGCGGCGCGCAAGACCGGGCGAGCGCCGCGGCCTTGCTCCTCGAGAAACCGAGCTCCCGCAGGGTTTCCTCGAACTCGCGCACGGTCGGCAGCTCGCCGGCCGTGAGAATGTGCTTCACGCTGTCGATCCGCGCCCGCTCGTTGGCGGCGAAGGTCACTGGCGAGACCTCCTGCAGGTCGAGCTTGTTCAGATTGGTGATGCCGGGCCGCTTTGGATCAGGCGTCGCGTCGATCACGCGGTAACCGATCGAGAGGCCGTCCACCGCGCCGCCCTTGATCAGGCCATAGGCCTCGGCGGCGGTGGCGGAGACGTCCTTCAGGACCGTTCCCTTGACGTAGAGGCCCTTGCTGTCCTCCGCGAGATCGTCCCAAATGCCGATCGGCTGCATCGGATCATGCTGCCACAGCATCTTGATCGAGCGGCCCTTGCGCTTCGCATCGACCAGCGACTGGGTGAAGGCGC